AGTCGGCGAACTTCTGCATCTGGAGGACGGTGACGTCCTCGGCGTTGCCGATCTTGATGGCGCCGTTGGGGGCGTTCTGGACGTCCGTCAGGCGCGTGGCGCCGTTGGGACGGACGAAGAAGAGGAGGCGGCTGGCGGCAAGGCTGAACTCGACGATCGACTTGGTGATCGCCTCAAGGCTGTTCAGGTCGCCGAGGTACTCCTCGACGATGCCACGGCCGTAGTTCTCGTTCGAGATCCGGTTCCAGCGGAGGACGATGTAGGGGAAGTCCTCGGGGAGGTACGAGGCCTCGGTCCCGTCGATCTTGGTACCGGCCACCTCCTGGTGGCACTCGTACCGGCCGTCCTCAAGGCAGCACACCGTGTAGACGTCAACCGAGTCGCCGAGGCGCTTTCGCTCCTCCTCGGGGATGGCGTCCAGGACGTCCTTGTCAATTGCGTCCTTGGAGACCTTCTCCTTCAGGATCAGCTCGGTGACGGTGTCCGCGACGCGCTCGACGACGTACTGGTCAAGGGCGTAAAAACGCCAGCCGTGCTTGGGGTCCAGGCGGAGGACGCCATTGCCGCCGACGATCAGGTGACGCAGGGCGTCGAACAGGACCGGGCGGATGGGCTCCGCCTCCAGTTCCTCGACGATGGCGCGTTCCATCTCCCCGAAGGCCTGGTCGAGCTGCACGAGCATCTCGGCGGCCTCGGCCTGCCGGACGACCTCGCGGCTGACGGTGAAGCGGAAGAACGGGGTGTTCGGCGGAAGCAGCGTCAGGAGCAGCTTCGACGCCAGGTTGTTGACGGCACGGGCACCGAGGCTGTTGTAAGGCGTCGGGAGTTCCGAGGCCCCGGTGGTGCCGGAGGGAGGGTAGATGAAGGGGAGCGTCAGCTCGGAGCAGCGCCGGGCGCGGTCCAGGTAGACATGGCGGTCGGACTCAAGCTTGCTCCACTTGGCCCGTGCCGGTGCTTCGTCCATCGTCATGCCCCAGGCACGTTGACACCGGTGCCGCGGTAGGGGATGACAAGGGACTCGTACGAGCCACTTCCGCCGCGAGCGGGGCGCTGCGAGATGGAGAGGTTCGGCGCCATGCGCGAGGCCATCCTCACCGGCGCCGGAGGGGGCGGCGGCGGGGGCGGCGCCGGAGGCGGCATCTTCGGGGCGCTCATGCACATTCTGGGGTCCTCACCACAAGGTCTTGTTTTTCTGGGATTCCTGTTCGAGCTTCAGGAACTCGATCACGGCGTACTGCCCACGCCGAACCCAAATCTCGCGGTCGGTCATTGACTGCTCGGGGATGGGCACGGGGAAACGGGCAACTAAAGCCGTGATGAGCTGGTCCGGAATGGACGGAAACTCGGGAAGCGGTTGCTTGCTGTCCATAGGTATTACCTAGTCATGCCTCCGGGCAGTCAAACAAGGGCAGCGGCCGCTCCTTTGCCAGCTCCCCGGTGTCGTCCAGGGCAGCAGGAAGGTCGCCGTTCTTGATTCGGTTGAGGGTCCACAAGTACGCAGCCACGTTCCAGCGAACCGCGAGCAGGTGCGGCTCATCCCGGTGGCCCATCATGTACTTAGAGAGATGGCGACACGCCGAGTCCAGGTACCGGGAAAGCGGCTGACCGCGCTCCCAATTTCGATCCCCGTACTTCTTGGCCCCAAGCTCGATGTACCGAGCATCGGCGTCAACGATCTCCCAAGGAAGAAGGTCGTAACGGCCCTTGCCTTCTCTGGTATCCCGCCTCGATCCCGTATCCCAAGTTTGCCTGGACCCAGAATCCTTGATCGTCATGCCGTCTTGTTTGTGGTCAGTCACGCAGCCACCCCCTTCTTTGCCGGAGCCCAAAGCTTGACAAGACCGGTCTTGCGAACGTAGTCCCCTTTGCGAAGGATTCGCGCAAGACGGGCTTGCGTCAGTGCGGTTGCTTCGTTGAGCCCGGCCTTGGCATAGGCGTCAACGACAGCATCCCAGCCACCGTCCACAATCTTTTCGGCCCTGGCCGGACCGATGCCGGGGCACCCCGGGTACCCGTCGGTCCGATCGCCCGTCAAAGTCTGGATCAAGTGATTCCTGTCGGCTTCGGTCTCAGAGACGTCAATCACGCCCAGATCAGGCTTGCTCGGGTTGTAGACCTTGGTCGGGACGGTCCGAAGGTCCTTGTCAGCAGACACGATGATGCACTCATCCTTGCCGGTCGCGAGGATCCCCATAACGTCGTCTGCCTCAAGCCGAGGCCAGAATTGACAATCCCAGTTGTCGATCAGGTAATCACGCAGCGCGGAGAACACGACCGGCTTTCGGACGCCAACGCGGTTGGACTTGTACTCCGGGTAGAGCTGCTTCCTGAAGTTCTCGGAGTCCGAAAGACACACGGTGAACTTGGTTCCGCCGAGCGTCTCCACGAACTCAACAATGTCAACGTCAACACGCTGCTTTGCTTCTTTGAAGTCTGAGTGCAGGGTCCACAGGTCGTTCCCCCAATCAACCGGCTTCTCAACGGCCGCGGCAGTCGTGTAGCACAGGATGTCCCCGTCAATCAGAACGTGCATTAGTCCTTGCTTCCTTCGACGACAAGTCGATTGACATGGCGCACGGCCATATGAGCCAGGCCGACAATCTCTGGAGCAGTCCCCTTTGACTCGAACACCATCGCATAGTGCTTCTCAGACCTGTCCTGATAGCCGACAAACATCAAAGCATCGAACCTGCCTGCAAGCTCATCGAAGAGTTCTTGCGTGGTTGCAAACGTGAGCGGTGTGCTACTCATAATTGGTCCTTTTCAGTCTCTTGAGCTCGGCTTCGATTGATGCTCGCTTTGCGCTGTTTGGGGGCCAGGTCCGGTAGTCGAGCACCAGTGCGGCCTGTGGCCCTTTTTCAATCAGATACGGGAGGACCGCTTGAATGCAGTCGATCGCGTTGTCGCCGTGCGCGTCCCACTGGTACGCAGCACGACACCTCGACTTGGTGCTCTTCCGGTAGACCGAACCGCCGAACTCTTCGCGCAACGCTTGGAGCGTCCAGGGGAAGCAGTTTGAGACGGAGACGCGAACACCGGACGCCGAAGCAGTGAAACAACCTTCGCCATCGAGGAAGCCAGCCAAGTACGCAAGCCAAGTAGGTCGATCAATGCGTTTCGCTCCAGTTAGCTCCGGACCGCCACTCCCCATCAAGGGGGACCCGGAATTGAAAGTGTTCACCAGCGGCGCGGATGGCGTTGACCGCGCTTTCGCCAACATGGCCGACCAGGGGGTACCTGGCCTCGATCTGAAACTCGTCGTGAATCCAGCCGACGACCGCATAGTCCTCGCCGAAGACATGGCCCTCCTTCTCCAGCCCCGAAACGAGGTGGAACAGTGCTTGCTTCATGACGATGGCCCCGGCGCTCTGAAGAAGCGTGTTCAACGCGGCGTGTTGCGAACGAACCGGCAGCCTCCGGCCGTCGAGGCCGACAAGGAAGCCGCGCTTCGAGGCCGAGGCAACAGCGTCGCGAAGCATCCGAAACGCCGGGACTGCTTTCTCGAATCGTCTTCGCAGCTCTGCGCCGCGGGACTCGCTCCCGCCGACAGTTGATCCAAGCTTGGTGTCGCCAGCGCCGTAGATCATCGCGTAGATCAGAGTCTTTGCGATGTTTCGCTGAGCCTCCAGCTCATGATTGTCCTTGTCGCGGGCAGTTCCTGTCTTGACAAGGCCGAAAGCCTGCGTGTTCTCCCAGTGAATATCGCCGTCCACGACGATCCGGCCGTATGCGCCGTCGTCGTACTTGGCGAGAAAGTGGGCAAGGCAGCGGAGTTCAAGACCGGACGCATCGGCACCTACCAGCGCCATCCCGTCTGACGGCAGGAAGAGCGAACGGCACTCAGTGCCGTATGGGCTGCGACCGGCCGGGACTTGAGCAAGGTTAGGCTTGGAGTGCGTTGCCCTTCCGGTGACGGCTCCGTTGGTATTGATGCGGCCGTGGATTCGTCCCCGCTTGGCAAGCTTCATCCACGCTTCGTCGCCTTCCGCAAGTTGACCAAGACGCTTGACCAAAAGCAGGTAGTCGCACAGCAGCCGAGCCTCAGCAAATTCAAGCTCTGACAACACCGCTTCGTCAATCTTGGGCTGACCTGTCGGGGTCATCTCCACAGGACGCCACCCATACAGTTCCTTCAGGACCCTGGCTATGTCCTGGCGGCTCCCCGGATTGAACGGCTCCTTCTTCGTCTTCGTCTTCAGGCGAATGATCTTCGGCGGAAAGGCACTCTCCAGCTTCTCACGCAGTTCTCTCTTCTTGATGAGCAATGTCGCCGTCAATTCGTCTGCGCCGCGCAGGTCAAAGCGCCACCCGTGCTGCTCCATCTTCAGGCAGATGCGGGCTACGCTGTGTTCCAAGGCCGCAACGCGAACAGGTAGACCTTCCTTGACAATCTGGTTGTAGAGAGCAAGCGTGACAGCCGTGTCCTGCTCGCAGTACTGCTGCATCCGCTCGGACCACCTGTCCCAGTCAGCTGTATCCCCGAAGACGTCCTTCAGAATTCCGAGGCGGGCGCCCCATGCCTTGAGCGAGTGAGACCCAATGAGCTCCTTGGGGAAGTTCGTCCTTTTGAAATCGTCGTTGCGTACGTCAGGCCAAACCGCTCTGGCGCAGACGAGGGTATCGGTAACAAGACACGACGGACTCGGAACGCATCCGAACTTGGACAGCACCGGCAGGTCAAACGAGAGGATGTTGTGTCCGATGATCTCCTCGGCGGAGCGGATCAGAGCAAACGACGCCTCGTGCCCTGACTCCGGAGATGTGCTTGCAACGACGACGCCGGAAGAAGCGTCGCGAACCACAACGGACCAAACATGATCGACGTTCTCAAGAGCGTTCGTCTCGATGTCAACGACGAACCGACTCACCCGAGAACCTCCTTGACCTTCTCCACGCCGCCTCGGTGAAGAAGTCCTGGAGTCCCCTTCCCTACCCACGCCCCCTCGACGTTGAACGAGACCCACTCCTCAGCCTCGTCCTCGGTCATTCCGTCCTTGACAAAGTGCTTGACGACCTTGGCGCGGTCATAGATAACGATCGGTACATCGCCAGTCCGGTGAATCCACCCGACAATCGCCGAGTCGATTCCGGTAAGAAGAAGGGTCGGGTCTTTCTTCATGCCAATATCCTATAGTTGCCTTTTGGCAACGAAAGGTCAGAAGTCCGGCGATTCACATTCTTCTGACGGGTCGAACATCGCGCATTGCGACATTCGTCCGGTCGCCTGGTCGTACTCAAGGGCCATCGCCACTCCCGTCTCGCCCGTGAAACGGTTCTTGAGGACACGAACCCGAGTCTGGTTGCGGCGCTCGTTGCTCTGCTGATTTCTTTCCAGAGCCATCACACAGTCGGAGAGCTGGGCAATTCCTGCGCTTGAGCGAAGGTGCGACAAACGGACCTCTCCCCCCTCCTCGTGAGGACGACCGTCCACCCTTCGCAGGTGGCACACCAGGAACATGGCGCACTTGACCTCCTCAACAAGAGTCCTGAGCTTTGTCATCAAAGCGTCGAGCATCTTGCGCTCGTCGCCTTCAACCGCGCTGACGGCGATGCTGACATGGTCCAGGACAATGACCCGGCAGCCGAGCCCCTTGACCATGTAGCGAATGCGGTCAAGCAGGTTCTGTTCCTCCGTCGATCCAAAGTGGTCGTAGAGATAGACCCTGTTCTCGCCGAACGTCCGGTCGAAAGCGTCGCGCAAGACTTCCTTGGGCGCCCCCAGGTGCAGGCGCTGGTTGACCTCGATAGACATGAGGCCAAGGGCAGTACGAGCCGTTGACTCCTCAAGAGCGATGTACCCGATGGAGTGGCCCTGCTTCACGAGGTGATGAGCGATCTCGCGGCAGAACTGGCTCTTCCCGATGCCGGTCCCGGCGGTGATCGTGACAATCTCGCCCATCCGGATTCCGTGGGTCATGGGGTTTAGGTCGGGCCACGGATACGGGATTCCTTGACGCCCGTCCCATTCTGCAATCTTGTCCCAGATATCGGCAGCAGAGACGATGCAGTCCGGCCGGAACGGCTGCGCCCTCCAAAGGCAGTCGATCAGCTCCTTCGTCTTGCCCTGACGCACGGCATCGTTTGCGTCCTTCGCTGGCAGTCGGGCGATGTGCGCCTTGCCGGGGGACAGCAGCATGGCACACTCCTTGGCGGCCTCCTGCCCCGGCTCGTCCATGTCAAAGGCGAAGATCACCTTGTCGAACCCTTCGAGCCAGTCCAGGGACCTGCGTACAGCCTTGGCGGCGGAGGTGGCACCGTTCGGCACGGAGACGACCGGGAACTTGTTCTCCCAGCAGTGCTGGCTGACGCTCATGGCATCGAGCTCGCCCTCGGTGACGACCACCATGCGGCCGGATGGGGCGAAGAGGTGTTGACCAAACAGCACAATAGACGACGCATCGCCAAGAATTCTGAACTGCTTGTCCGCGGTCCGGATCTTCTGGGCCACCACTTCGCCCGAGGCGTTCCGGTATTCCGCTATTTGAACGGGCTGCCCTGCCCACTCGCCAACGCCGTAGTTCCATAGCCGACAGGTCTCCTCTGAGAGGCACCGCTTGTCAAGCGACTGATACGTCGCCGGAATGATCCCCTGCATCTTCACTGCCTTTCGCTCGTGGGAGACGCTGCCATCTCCTCGCTCGTGGTACTCGCATCCAAAGCAGTAGCCGTGCCCGTCACTGTAACGAGCAAGGTTGTCCTTGCTGCCACAGGACGGGCACGGCTCGTGCCGAAGAAAGGACGACTCAGTCATTGAGCTTTGCTTCCATCTGCTCGACAAGGAACCGGACGAGAACGCCGATGTCCTGCCGAGAAACGTAGAAGCAAGAAGCGCCGTCCTTGCGCCTGAACTCAATGTCACCGATCTCGTTGATCCGGATCAGGTCTCCGTGGCAATTCTTGAGGACCGATTCCTTGGTCGCCGCGAGGTCATCCGTAACAAAACAACCCATTGCTCAAGTCCTTTCTTTGGTGTTCGGAAGGCAAACGCTCAGTACCTGGGCGGCGAACTGAATTGAGTCCTTGATCCGGAACATCACGATCCACTCACCCTTGTCGCGCCTCATCAACACAACGGGGATCTTCCCCGTCTTTTTGTCCCTCTCTGCCTGTTCGAGAAATTTTTCCGCAGAGATTGTCTTGCGAAGCTTCACCTCAACGTGAAGGCGGCCAGTGTTAGAGAGATCAGCTCCGCTGACCGCAGCCGACGTCTGGCCGGTGCGTTGACAATCCTCCATTAGCCAGTGTTCGCGGATGGCATCCCTTGCGGACCGCTCTCCGTACTTTCCGCGCTGTCGATTATTCGGCATCAGAAGTCGGCCTTGGCCGCCGGTGCCGCCTTGCCCGCTGGCTTTACGTCGTCCTCGAAGTTGTCAAAGGTCTCCGTCACGAAGCCAGAGTCCTCGGCACCGAAGCCAAAGTCACTCGCAGACGTAGCGCGGGGCTCGCGGATCTCGATGACCTGGGCACCTCGAAGACGGGCGCTGACTCCGCAGCCGCCGATGGCTGGCGAATTGAACGGCGCGACCTCAAGCGAAAGGCGCAAGCGAGAACCGCTGCCAATCCGAATCTCCGTCTTGATCGGGTTGCCCTTGGCATCAAAGATTGCCGGACGCTGCTCCCACGAGCGGCCTGCCTTGGAGCTCACCTTGGCCTTGAGCTTCGCCTTGACTGAAATGGTTCCGTCCTCGTTGCGGACAACCGGGAACGAAGGGGCGATCTTCACGGCCTTCCCGCCCGAAGCCTTCTTGAACTCGGCTGCGGCCTTGTCCCGGAACGCCGCAACCTTGGCGAACAGGTCCTCGGCTTCCTCGCCTGCATCGAGAACGAGTTCGACTCGGTACTCTCCGTCCGCGTTGAACTTGGTATCGGGTTCCACGAGATAGGGCCACTTGGCCGTGCCGACGGGCGTGGTGATCTTGAGCGAAGCAAATTGCTGAGTCATCATGATGTTCCTGATTATAAGGCGAAAGTTGCTTGTTGGCAAGCATCAAGAGAAGAAGTACGGCGAGTTTCGGAGCGAAAGCGGATCAAGGTCTCCGTATGAGGGCAGGACCGGAAGATCAACTCCCTTGGGGAGCTCGTGCCGGATGTGCTTGGCAAAGGTCGCAAGCAGGTCTTCGCTAAACATCGAAGACCAAGTTGCCCTGACCGCGTGATAGACCTTCGGAGCGTCCGCGGCCAGCGATCCGTATGAGTCGTGCTGGCCCAGGACGTTGTCAATGCCCATTTCAAGAAGCCGGTTGAAGGTGAGAACCTCGGCCGCGGCGTCAAGTGAGTGGATGTAGTTCGGGGCCAAGGCATTGAGGTGCTTGCGGGTAGCGACGCGCTTGCTTGCCTTGCGAAGCTGGAACATTCGTACGGTCCGCCCGAGCGTCGTCTTCACGTTGCAGGCGTCGTACTGGTGGTACGTCTGGTGCACCACGAAACCGGAAGGAGTGACCCACGACGGCTGGATCTGGTGGGCGTTGCAAACCTTCTGGACATCCCGCATCCACTTCATGAATTCCATGCCCTTGCAAACGGTCTCGCCAATCGCCTTCCACACGATCCGAGCGAGGTATCCGATGGGGTGCGCTGGCTCCTTCCAGGGCCCCCCAACCATCCGGTACTTGTCCTGGTACCAGTCGCGGATGTAAGTCACTCCGGCGTGAATCGAGCCGTTGTACGGGACGATCATGACGCAACGCTTCACGGCCGCTCGGTCGATGCCGTATCGCACCCACTCTCGCGCCCACTCAACCTTGCCTTGCTCGGTCTCTTGACAAAGCAGCTCAACGGTTCGGGCAGCAACGGCCGTGTAAATGTCAACAGGGGATGTGTCGAGCGAGGACGGAACGCAGTTCGTCAGCGTTCCCCCGACGGAGTCCCTGAGTAGCAGGCTGATGATTTGGAGCCCGTTGCACGAGGCGTCCATCCACACGGGGTGATGGGAAGGACGTCCTGCGAGGACACCGGCAACGTCGAAGCACCACGACAAGAATTGGACCGGCTCGTCGGCGTCGATCCAGAGGGACTTATTGCCGAATGGGTCGGCAGCAACAGCCTTGACGCCTCCGGAAGAAACGAACTTGTCGGCAGAGTCGATTCGCTGTCGGATGCTGCCCTTGGTGCCGAGATGGCCGGAGCCTCCCAGAAGCAGCGCCGTCCACTCTGGAGTTCCCGGCTTGACAGCCTTCCCGAGACCGAACGATGTCAGACCTTTGCCAATGTCGCCAGCCTGGTACGACAGGTAGGTTGTCTGGGGATAGACACGACCACGAAAATCCATGCACACCGGCAGAAAGAAATTCGTATCACGAAATCTTTCAGCCAGCGCGAGCGTCTGAGCCACGTTGATCCGACGCCCCATGTTGGTTCGGTTAGCTTCTTGGATGCGGTGGACGTCGCGCCTCCAGATTTTGATCGCCGGGTCGGTCGCGGGGATGTTCGGACGAGGCGGCGCAGGAACGTCATCGACGGGCGGAAGATCGCCGAACACGACCCCATTGCGATACAGCGTGTCAACGACTTGGAGCGTCTGTTGATTGACACGCAGCGGGACGCGCTGCATGGAGTTGATGACCTTGTAGACGACCGGCATCTGCTGCTTGGTCGCGCAGCTCATCTGCATCCCGGAGTCTGATCGAATCAGGTCCTCGCCAAGGTCGTTCGCGTAACCACCTACGGTGGGACTCGACCAGTTGTACGGCGGGACAACCATCGGAAGCTTGACCGGGCGGAGGAACTCGCTTTTCGATCCGTAGTTCCGGATCCAATCCACGGTCTCGTGCGTGGGCACGATCCAGGTTGTCATGCTCTTGGCGGACGTCGTGACGTTCTTGATCTCAATGAGGCCGGTGTGGCGGCGGATCAACTCGACCAAGACGAAACCCATCCGAAGGAGAAGCGCGTCGTCGATAGTCGCCTTCCTGACGAGCTCCGTGCACTCCTCGTTCATGTTCGAGACGATCTTCTTGATCGTGGCTCGGCGGCGAAGATCGGACTGCGGGTCGGAAGTCCACCGCGCCACGGTCTTCAGCAGAAACGGCTTGTCCCCAGCAAGGCGCTCCAGAAGGACTTCCGTCTGGATGCGACGACCAATGATCGACATGACGCGGCTTGCCCGCTGCTTACGGCTGATCCCGTCAATGACTGACTGAAGAGCCAGCAGGGCCAGAACCTCCGGTTCGATTCCGGAGTCGAGAAGCGCCTTGACGCCGGTGTTGTTGAACCCCGGACGGCCGATGGTCTTGTACTCCTCTCGGAGCGCCTCCGCGACGGGATAAACAGCAGCACTCAAGAGGCGAGTGCCGTGGTCGGTGTCACATTCCCGCTCCCCCTTCTTGGCCTTTTCGGTTCGGCGCCAGTAGCGGGACTTCCCAGACTCAACCATTTCCTTGTCGAGCTGCTTCTGCGTGAGAGTCACCACACTCCTCCTTGAGATGTGACTAATCGTGACTGAAAGACACCGCTTTCAGCGGTTCTCTTTTCCTTTCTGATTGTCACTCTTTACTTGTCTTTAATGGATTGTAGCCAGTCGGCAACTAACGCACAAGGACAAACTCCTCGGATTCTCAAGAAGTCTTGTACGGCGTCTCCCCCAAGAAATCACGGTGTCACAGAACGTGACGATCACAACCAGAGCCCAGTGCTTTAGTTGTCTAGTGGCATTTATTGCCATTATGGCGACTATCGCCACAGTCACCTGAATCTAGCGCGTCTGCCAGTTTCGCCACATCCGCTTGTTCGTGGCACTTATTATTCGCTATCTGTGACGGTTCTGTCACATCGTGTCACACGCTCTGTCACGCACGGTGCACAAGATAGCAACTCTAGCGCGTCGTGCAACTCGGCCCGTCACACACCCCAGGACGAGTGTGATGAAACGTCTGTCGATGGATCGAAAGGACGACACTTCCTCACAACTGAAGCAGTGTCGATCCAATCGTCATGTCCCGATAACCTGTCGATCAAGTTCCACTTTTTGAACCTACGCCGAACGCTCAAGGACATGGGCGTAGTCATGCAGCTGGTCCGGCCGAAGGTGGGAATAACGCATCGTCACGGCAAGGCTCTTGTGGCCCAGCCACGCCGACACCACCGCAATCGGAACCCCACGCTGTACCAGCCGAGAAGCGCAGGTATGGCGCAAGGTGTGCATGACGACCTCCTTGTCACCGCGCATCGAGGAGAGCTCGCGGGCCCGAGTGAATATGTGCGATGCCCGGTGCCTGTCGGTGAACGAGAACGGCCGCACTCCCTCCCGATCCAGAGACGACAACGCCTCGTGTGCCCGCTTCGTCAGCGGCACCGTCCTTGACAACCCGTTCTTGGTGTCGTGCACCGTCACCTGGGCCGCCGAAACGTCGCGCCACTGGAGCTCGATCGCCTCCGAGAGCCGAAGTCCCGTATCGGCGAGGACCATCACGAGCTTGGCGGTCCTGTCGTCAATGCGCCGGACGATCTCGACGATCTCCTTCTCCTCCTCCGGGGTCAGGAAACGGTTCCTTCCGGAAGGCTCCTTCAGCGGCTTCACCTCCGGGCGCGAGTCAATCCACCCGAGGTCGAGCGCGTGTCGAAGCATCACCCCGAGACCTGCGATCCACCGGTTGACGGTGCCGTTGGCCTTTCCGCGCCGCTTGAGGTCGGACACCATGTCATGCAGAGTGCTGGCGGTGATCGAGCGAACAGGGGTTTCGGCCCCGAGGTGATTGACGATCTGGTTCCCGAGGTCCGACATTGCCGTGGACTTGAGCGAGACCCAACGCGCGGCGTTGACGCTTGCGTACAGCTCGCCGAGCGTGTGCCCCCGTCGCTCGTCCTCCCTTCCCGCCCTGACGAATGCCTCCGCCTCCGCGGCAGTCTTGAACTGCCGACGGAACCTCCTGCCGTCGATGACGCCATCGACTTGCCAAGACCGCCCGCGCTTCCGGATGTTCATGCCGACCTCACTTCACCTGCAAGAGTCCCTTGATGATTGCCTGGCCCCGAGGAGTGAGGTAGACCTGCAACGAACGCCTGTCCACCGGCGAGGTGTCCGTGCGAATCACCCCAAGCCCCTTCCGGGGCTGCCCCGGGCGGACAAAGCCGCTTGACAACAAATAGATGTTCCGGCTCGCGGTGCTTGCGGACATCTTGAACTTGTCCACGATCCGGGACATCTGGACACCCTCGTCTGCCGGATGCGTCGCAACTTCGACAAAGATCGCCATCGCCAGCGCCGTCATGTCTGGGTCGAGGACGTCTCGCAAGTGCGAGAGCTGGCTGACGAGCGTGGACAACGCGATAAACCCTTGGTTGTTTGCTGCCATGATTTTTCAGCTCCCCCTTCTTGAAACAACACCAATCTCGGAGGTACATGATTACACGGGAACGCTGACAAGTCAATCGGCACCTTTCCTTTCTTGGCAACAATCAGATCGCCGAAATATCGAGACACTGCCCCGAGACCTTGATGTCGATCCTGTACATGGACTCTGCCACGAGGCGCTTGACGTCGGGAACAAATCCCGGCTTCGAGAACAACCAGCCGGGGTTGTACGGGCTAAGCGCCCGGCGCAACTCCGTGTCGCCCAATGTCACCTGGGGAGCCCCCCCTGACCGGAGGAACCGCCTGACAATCAGGCGCTCCAGTCGCCTTTCCGGGGAGCCCCAAGACAATGATTCCCGGAGCGTCGGCGGCCAGTACGGCCTGCCGTCTTCGGTCTCGTTCTCGGGGCGCCCGTAGTCAGAACACCGGCTCGTCCCTTTCATGCGTTCCCCCCGATTTCTCTGGCCTCGTACTCCCCGATGGTCCGCTGAAGCGAGACGTTGCGGCTCTTCGCTTCCGACAACTTCGCCGACAGGTCCTCGATCATGTCCGCCGCCTTCGACAGGAGCGACGCCTCCGGGTGGTACTCCGTGGCGCCCATCTCAGCCTTTGCGCGGGAACGCAAATACGCAACCACACCGTCCGTGATGCGATCCTTGTTGTACTGGTTCATGACAATCCTTGCCCTTTGGCAACCATTGGGGAATAGGGAAAGCCCCCCGGCTGGGCCGCGGGCGCCCAGCCGGAGAGCAGCGAGTAAGCACGGGAATGGTATCAGGACGCCTCACGGAGGGCCAACGATCCTGAGAGATCGAACGGCGAAACGTCGGTGATGTCGTCGGCGACGGCAAGGCCGATGCCGATGGCGACTCCGTCAGCCCGCTTCTTGTGCAGCGTCTTGACCTCGTATCGGTCGATGCACTCGAACGAGCGCCACTTCATCGGGGCATAGCCGGACACCACGGGAACAGAAGGATCGGCCTTCTCAAGCGCGACGATCATGCGATGCGTCATGCAGTGATACGGGTTTCTGATGGCGATCCTCCCGGTCATCTCGCCGGGAAGCGCCTTCTCCCCAAGGAGAACACGCATGGCGTTCGCGATGTCGCCCATGATGAGGGCTCGACTCTTCAGTTCGAGACCTTGGAGGATTGTCATGCTCTGCACACCCAGGCGCTCCCACAGGCGGGGCAGTTCGCAGACGTACTGAAGCGAGAACTCCGTCGCCCGGCCCACGCCGTGGCGAATGGGCAGCGTGAACGTCCGCCCGTCGCCGCCATCGACGCGCAACTCCATCCACGAGATCCCGATGTCCTCGTGGT